CAGCACCAAAGATTGCTCCAAAATCAGAGTAGTTAAATTATGTGTCGTGGTAATCGTGCTATCATGGTTACCACGCACATTTTTATAAGGAGAATAACGTGGCAACATACGAATACAAATGTCCAGAATGCGAAGCTAATCTGGTAGTCAATCGTGGCATTTCAGAACCAGATCCAGGTTATGAATGCGAGACTTGCAAAATACCCCTAAAGAAGGTATACTTAATTGGTAACCCTGTTTTCAAGGGTAGCGGATTCTATTCAAAGGATAAGTAATGGTAGAGGCAAAAGAGTGGGTACTGCAAACGAGTGATCGTTGTGATGGACCAGGGTGTTCAGCACAGGCATACGTGAAGGCAATTGGTGTGTCGGGAGAGCTATTCTTCTGTGGACATCACTACAATGCTTTTGCTGGTACAAAATTAGAGGCATTCGCCTATGAGGTTATTGATGAGCGAGAACGTCTAATTGAAAATAGACTAATCGGTAGCGAAAACTAAAGTATAATTTATAATATGGAATACTTTCTAGGATCCCTAATTACTTTGGTAACATTGTATGTTGCCTTTAGATTTAACAAGGAAAAAATATCAAAGCCAAATAGTTTTATTAAGTATAGCCAAGCCTATAAAAATGAGGCACTCAAGGATATCTTTATGAAGATAATCTCTCCGAAAAAGATAGCAAAAACACAATCCACAAACTACCTAAGAAAGATATCTACCAAGATACTTTTCTTTAATGACAGTGCTTATTGGATTAAAGACAACGCATTGTACACAGCAGACCTGATCGAAGGTGAGGTCGATGAAAAATCTACAAGAACAGTTGACACAATGGGTATGGATAAGGTACAATTAGATAAGACGATTTTTATTGTATCAAAACTAAGAGAAGGGATTGATGATGATCGTAGCAATACAGGGAACTAGAAACTTTAACGATTACAGCATCTTCCTACGAGCAATGGGAACAGCCTTCAACAACTTGCCAGAAGACGACACGCAAATTACTGTGTTCACCGCAGGACCTGCACAGATTAATTCTTTCGCTATGGAGTTTGTGAACATCTCCGAGCGAGGCTTAAAAGCACGGGGCATAAAGATTAAGCTTGTCAAGATTCCACCTAGTTGGATTGCAGACAACATTCACGATGTAGATTACTTAGCATACTTCAGCAAACCAAAGGAATCAATTCCTGCTATTGTCGATTTGGCAGAAGCAAAAGATGTTGAAGTTGGAGTCTATAGATTCTAATGCTAAGTAATAGAGAAAGAGCATTTCTCTCTGTTGCCAGATACCTTGCATCTAAATCAGAAGCAAGGCAAAGGCACGGAGCAGTAATAGTCAAGGGTGGTAGTGTCATTGGCACTGGTTTTAACAAAGACCGCAATCACCCAGACAATGTTTCACCAGAGCACATTAAAGCTCATTGTTCAGTTCATGCTGAAACTGAGGCTATCCGAGATGCAGGATGGAATGTAAGGGGTGCTGTCCTTTACGTCGCCAGAGTAAATGCTTATGGCGAAGATCGATACAGCAAGCCTTGTGATCGCTGCACAGTAATCATTGAGGAAACACAGATCAAAAAGGTAATCTATACAAGGAGTGACGATGAACGTTAATTCTCTGGAAGTAATGGAGAGCATTGTAGAAGACAATGAATCTCTATCGTGGGATGGGTGGACAGTAATTGAAACCAATTCTAAAAAGAACGGTATGCTATCTGAAAATGGTGCATATGTTCAAGGCAAATGGGTAGTGCAGAATCGCTATGAACCTGGAGCCAACGGATGGGAAGTCCCAAAACGATTGGTAGAATCAAATGAGTCACAAGGATGATTGGAAAGATGATGCTATCTGTATTGGTGACGACATCAACGCCTTCTTTGATGATTACGAAGAAGACCTTGAAGTAAGAAAAGATACAGACTCATTATGCTCCATCTGTCCTGTAGCCAGAACCTGTTTCGCAGTTGGTATCTCAACAAAGCAGACTGGGGTATGGGGTGGGGTCTATTTGGACACTGGCAAGATCTCCCGTGAATTCGGAAGGCATCGAACCAAAGAAGAATGGGCAGAGCTATGGAAAAGTCTAACCACGGATAAGGAATACTAATGTATTACACACCAGAAATGGCAAGAGCGTTTCGATCTATCACACCGCCACCAACATTCACTGTTGATATTGTTGAACATGTTGTTGAGGGTATGTCATTCCTAGAAATTGTATGTGATGAGCGTAAGTTTGTCAGTCTAGTGGATGATGAAAAACGTGGTGCTGTAGAGTACATGATACGAGTTAAGAAAGCTTTAGAGGACAACGGAGCAATGGTTCAGTTGACTAGAAAGGCGGTAGAAAGATGATAGATATTTTCAGTCTATTCGGATTCTCCATACTATTCGTACTGAATGTGACACTGTTTGTGTTGTATATAAGATCACGAATAGCACATAAGAATACTGCTGTCAAGTTTGTAGAAGTATCTATGATTCTAGAATCTGTAAAGCTTAGGTTGTCTGAAGAGATAAATAAAAAAGATGTAAAGACTTTGGAACAGACAGAAGGTTTTCTAAAATTTGTTTCAGATTCTCGTGACTGGGCATTTGAGTATATTGAAGAGGTTCAGTCAGCACTGGAAGAGTTCGATGCCAAGGTGTATCCTATTCTTGAGTGGTCAAAAACATATGGGATTGTGAATGGCGATAACGCACACACAGAAGCCCTAGAAAATATTTCTTTGGCATATGAACAATTAAAAAAGGTTATGCCAGAGAATAATCAAACGCCTAACAACTAGGCATTAACAAGGAGAAACAAATGAACGCACAAATTAAAGCACTAGTAGCATCATACGGACGCTCAGTTCTATCTGCTGCAGCAGCACTGTATCTAGCAGGAGTAACTGACCCACTAGACCTTCTATGGTCACTGGTCGCTGCTGTCCTGCCTGTAGCAATCCGCTACATCAATCCAAAGGACAAGGCTTTCGGCGTTGTTCCAAAGGAAGAAGATATCAAGGAGGCACTATCAAAGGCTACGCCTAAGAAGGCTCCTGCAAAGAAGACTGCTCCACTAAAGAAGTAGACTAACTAGACTAAACGGATCCTTCGGGGTCCGTTTTTTCTTTGTCTGCTTTGGCTATGCGTTTTCTAAGTTCTGTTGTGCTGTAGGAATGATTTCTAGAATTGTAAATGATTTCAATGCCAGCGTCTAGGCAATACTGTTTCCCAGTAAAATCTTTGTCGTAATAGTCTGCACCGATAATTCTAACATCAATTGGCAGGGTGCGGAGCAGGTCAAGCAATTCTTGTTCAGTAGAGTAAACAACAACCTCATCAACATACTTAACAGCACTAAGCTGTATCATTCGTTCTTCTAATGACTGAATGGGCTTGTTCTTTGTGTCTGGTCTGTCAATGGTTGGGTCAGTCTGCAAAGCAACAATGAGATACTTGCAATGTTCCCTGGCTTCTTTAAGCATTAGAATATGACCAGCGTGAAGCAAGTCAAAGGCAGATGCGGTAATTCCTACTCTATTCACCCATTACCTCCAAGTATTTGTCCCTAAGGTTCTCTGACAAGAAGTTATCATAAGCAATCTTGACAGCCAAAGCCTTTGCATCATCTTGATCAGACTCAATGTAGTCATCAATTAGTTTTGCAAGTTTCTCTGGATTGACTGCATAAACATCTACAGGCTTCTTTGTCCTCACCTTGTCTATCACAGAAGCCTCTGTAAGCCATTCTGAGGGCAGTATAAAGTTGTTGGGGGAAATATCAGTCATGAATACGGGTAGTCCAGACATCAAAGCTTCATTCATTGGAAGGCATAGACCAGCATATCTTCTAGGCAAAACCATAGCGTCAAAACCGATATACATATCTGCCATGTTTTCGGTGTTACCAGTATCAATTGTAAGCCTTGGGTCATCGCATTCGACCTTGAGACCACTTTGCGTTTTAATTACCAGTTCGTAATCAGCTTTAGAATACTTAAGCATTTCAATCAGGCTTTCTGTTCCGTTCCTGTCCATCGCAGCAACCTTGCCAGCAATGTGTAGAATCTTTTTGTGCTTCTTAGAGGTGTTTACTTCTCTAGCGTGTGCAAACCTATCCTTGTCTGTCGGTGGCGGTATGTGAACAACCTTAGCCTTATCACCAAACAGGAACTCAACATCATCCATGTTCCACTTACTAGGTGCAATAAACACATCTGGAATCGGCATTTTCGGATCCTGCAGATTGCCAAGCAATTCATAATTATATTGCAAAACAGTTTTAACATTCATACGCTCTGCAAGAATAACGAGGTCGTCATTGTAGAATGTTTCGCAGCTTACTATAACGTCAAGGTCTTGAAGAAATCTTTTAATTTGACTAACGCTTGGTATGCCACGAATTTTTGTAGTGTAGTGTCCAGCATACCATTCTGGATGCTGCTTGTTGTAATTAAATGATGTAGAGTCTATTAGCATTACCTTGCTAGGATTTAACATCTTTGTAAGTTCTCTTGTTTGATTGCCAAGACCAGTATTGTCTGACCTAACGATTATTCCAATTCTCATTCTACATACCCCCAGTGAAGATCGTCGTCTGTAAACTTTCTAGTTCCCCTACGTCCATCTAAATGATATGAACGTTTAATGTTTTTACCATCATTCGGATAGTATATCCAAAGTTTGTGGATATCCCATCCATCAGTGCCATGTCGGTTGTAGTCATCCTGAACATAGCCATGAAACTTATCTTCAATAAATGATTTGTGATCGGAGTTGGGCAGAACAATATCTCTGTAATAGGATACAAGACTTAGGTGTGGTCTTTGGCTCCATTGAAGAGTTTTCATAAAACCATTTTTTTTGCCAAGCATTAGGTGCTTGTGAGAGCCTGGGATAGCTCCCTCGTGATGAAACCTTATTGTGTTGGCTGCTCCAGAGTCAATCATGTCTAGGCAAGCATCCCAATCAATTGGTTCGTCTGTTACAAGTGGAGCGTCTCCCTCAACATACAAAATGGCTGGAGTTTTAACAAGATCAATTGTTTCAATCATCATGCTTGTTTGGTGAAGATGCTTATCAAAAATAATTGGCAAGACATTTCGGTATTCGTGCAAACATTTCCAAAGAATTCTATTCTTATATTCATCATAGTCTGCCTTGCGATGTGCCTGTTCTTCACGGAGTCCATCAATCTGCAAAATAATTTCGCTATGTGGAAAATGATATCTAATAGTTTTAATTGTCTCTTCGATCATCTCTGTGCTAGGGTGGTCTGGGATAATTGATGTAACTAAGATTATTGTTACGTCGTTAATGTTCATTCAATTGCTCCATAATCTTATACCTAAAATCTCTTTTATATTTAATCCACCACGCAACTGCTTCGTGCAAGTTTTCAGAAGGCTTCTCCAATATTTTACTACATATTGCTGGCAGCTTTCTCCAGCTTTCAGTTCTTTTAATTGGAAGATCTTTAAACAGGTGACCATAAAAGTCATAATAGTTTTCAGAAGAATTAAGCATATCGCCAATTGGAATTGACAACATCTCCAATGCTTCATAAAACCTAAAAGAATCAATCGTTATGTTTCCAGCAGGAGCAGGACTAATCCTGGACTCAGCCATATGACGATAATATTCTTCTGGACTGTATCCCTGCATAAATCCACTGGTTGGGTTAAACAATGGAGTCTTCATTTTTCTAAGTGCTGTTGCCAACTCTTTCCTCCTCTGATGAGTTATCTGACCAGAGAAGAATACGTCATTAGTTTTTGGGGTATACTCTGGAAGATGCTGTGACATTGTGGACGGAGCACCAATTGGAAATCCATTGTACTTGCTATGTTTTTTAAAAGCAGACTGAATCCACACCTCCATATTGTTATGTGTAATCCTGTCTACATCAAGAAAGCCTCCCTCGTCTGCAGTTACAAATAGGATCACTCTATCAACATTGGATATTTGTTTAGATATCTCATCTTCTTTGCCAACAGCCTCATAACCAGGAATAACTACAAACGCCCTATCTGTTTTAGGAATGTCAAAGACTTCAACAATCTCAGTTTGATTAATTTCAAATGCTTCTTTTAAAAACCCGAAGTCAGCCTTGTGGCTAGAGAATGTTTCTCCATCTGGAGAGTATAGGTACGCCTTTGAGTTACTCATACCTGCCCCTAGATATTTTACTTACGTGATCTGGATCATTCTTTTCGGGACAATATTTTATGCTTACGTTTGGAAGATTAAATGGGGTGTCGTAATACTCGTCAATTGGATTGCCACCGCCAGGGTAGTGTCCCCACTTATTGCAGAAGTACTGATGAAGAATGTTATCGTTAGACCTGACCCCACCAATATTGATGCTATGACCCATAACGGTATCAGAAACATCAAACTTAATTTTTTCCCATTTAACGTTTGGAATTGCTTTTCGAATCCTGATGCTGTAGTCTAGATCGTCATATCCGTATGGAGTAAAGTTTTCATCCCATCCACCAACTGCATCAACAACGTCCCTTCTGAAAGCGATTAAGTGCCATCCATAGAGTTCAAATCCCTCTACTATTTGTGCATCTGTTTTGTTAAGGTAGTCAATAATGTCCAAGCCGCCAGACTCACCAAAACGAATTGCTGCACTCATAATGATTAGCCAATCAGCATCGTCTTCGTACATCTTCTTTACGCCAAGGTTATGGCTAGCCATCACTCCAATGTTGTTTGTGGTGTTATCAATCTCAAGAATGTCTTCTAATTTACAGGACAACATAAACTCATCCCTAAACTCCTGAACTTTAAAAGGTAGACACACCACATACTTCATTACGAAATACCCAACTGGTTTAGGATCTCGGTCCACCTATGAACGTATGTGTGCTCTTGCCTAGTTCTTTCATGTCCAGCCAAACGAATGTCTTCTCGTTCCTTGTCATGCTTTAGATAGTGGTCAATCTTTTCTTTTAGGTCCTGCAGGTTGCCATGCTCGTAGAAGACAATCTCCTTACCATCTTCAAAGTATTCCTCTAGTCCAACAATGCGAGGGTAAATGGTAAAGCCACCACGACCAGTAGACTCAAACAATCTGTCGCTAGTGTAATAAGGATAGTTAAATCCAATGTTTAGCGTATCCCCAATAGCAACCTTGCTCTTGGCATAAATCTTGTTTAGATCTTCTCCACGAATAGTTCCCGTGTCACCATCTCCACCAACGTGCAGGAATTTATCTCCGTATGTTTCTCTAAGGAAGTCGATTAGCTGAGGTCGGTATGGATACTCGTGGTGGTATCTCTTGCTACCAACGAATATAACATCATAATCAAAACTATTATTGTATGACTCATCCAGGTAGCACTCTTTGTCGTAAACACCAGCGGTAAGGAAGTGACCCTTTACAGTGGTGTTATCGTTAAACCAGTCAGCCATAAGCTTATCAACTGTAAAGAAGTGACCAATGGTTTCGTAAAAGTTATCGTTCTTGAGATCCTTTTGTCGTTCAAGACCCAGCCATAGGTCTAAGTGATAGGTCATTGTTGGAACATCAAGCCTTGCTAATCTTCTAAGAACCTCATCCATGGCGATAGTTCCGCGAGTATTCCACCCATGAGTATGTACCCAGATGAATAGGTCGCTCTTTGATGCAGCACGAAGGATGTCCTGGCTTCTAGCCTGTCGCTCCTGTAGCTTAGTCACGGTATGACCCAGTGACTCCAAAGACTTGACGTGATGATTCTCACTGCTGTAACTAACTTCAAAGTTACCCAAAAATACTATGTTTGCCATTATGTTTCCAATCTATTTGACATATAAATTATATCATGATATACTATACAAGTACTGCCTTTGGGGGTACACAAACTCGCTTTACAAGGAGATGATAATATGGTTATTTTTAATGACCCACTAGCAGCACTTAGTCAGGAATTTGATAAGATGTTTGCACAGGCTACAAAGCCAAGTAACAACTACCCACCCTACAACATTATTAAACTAGATGATGATAAATTCGTCATGGAGTTTGCTGTTGCTGGATTCACTAAGGACGAGATTGAAGTGATCGTTCACAAGGGAGTTCTCACAGCTAAGGGTGAAAAGAAAGAGGACGAGAATGAGCCTACCTACGTTTACAAGGGTATCGCTGGAAGAAAGTTCTCTAGATCATTTACACTACCAGAACACACAGATGTAACTGGTGCAGAGGTGTATAATGGTATCCTAACTGTAACTCTGAAACGTGAGGTTCCAGAAGAGCAGAAGCCCAAGACAATTAAGATTGTCTAGATTTTCCTAACGGACGCTACCTTAGGAGACAACCTGAGCATGTTGCAAAAAGGCTCACCACTAATAGATATGGTATAATAATCAGATGGACAATATTAAATTAATCGAAACGCTTAGAGTGCTATTATCAAATAACGTTGCACTAAAGTTCAAGGCACATGGATATCACTGGAACGTAGAGTCGGATGACTTCAAGCAGTTCCACGAATTCTTTAGAGAGATCTACCTAGACTACGAAGAGGCTACCGATGAGTACGCAGAGTGGCTACGTGTCATGAAAGCTTTCGCACCATACAGACTAACAGATTTCTTTGACATGGCTACCATTACGGAGCCTGTCATTGTTGGAGATCCAGAACCAATGATCGAAGACCTTTATGATTCAATTGAATTGCACATTGAGGAATTGATGGTTGCTGGAGACCTAGCTAACCAAGCTAAACAATATGGATTGGCAAACTTCTTTGCAGACCGTCAGACAATATCGCAGAAATTCTGCTGGCAACTACGGGCAAGCATGGAGAAGCCAGAGATGGAGATGGAAAACTAATGCCCTACTCAGTTGGAGAAAAAGGATCATACGGATGCTCAGGCTATCCAGTAGTAAAAGAAGATGGCGAGGTTATGGGATGCCACGAAACAGCAGAATCAGCTGGTAATCAAGTTCAGGCTCTCTACGCTAACGAAGCAGAGAAGGCTGACACTGGAATTAATCCCACACAGACAACAGCCACAGATGCTATCTACCCTAACATTGGTGTAAAGACACCAAAGTCTATGCGTAATAAAAAGAAGGTTAAGCTTCGTAAGCCACGAATGCAGGGTGGCGACGGTACTAATGCATCTGGTGCTATCTCTGTATCTGACGGTGGCACATCAATCAGTGCTATGTATAAAGCAGACGAAATTATGGAAGGCGACTACGTAATGGGCATGACAACCGAAGGCATGGTTCATGGCATGGTAGAGCACATCATGACCGAGGGTGGTATCTACGGTGTTCCTGGAACAGAGTATGCCATTCAGTCAATGCCGCCAGAAAACCCAGCAATGGCTGTTAGAGTTTATGAAGAAGATGATGATGAGGAAGGTAGTTGGGAGCCAACAGCCTACAGCATTGGCATGATGTATCAGGATGCAACTAAGCTTGAGACCCTAGAAGACCACCACATGGAAGATGATGACATGGAGGATGGGATGGAGTACAGCATGAACTATGGTGTAGAGAAGGCAGAGGGCTATGCCCCAACTGCTGGAATGAAGACTGCTGCTGCTCGTGCTATCCGTTGGAAGGAAGAGGGCAAGGCTACAGGTGCAGGAACTCCAGTTGGCTGGGGTAGAGCGAGAGATATCGTTGCAGGACGCTCAATGTCTCTTAGTGTAGTTAAGCGTATGTACTCATTCTTTTCACGCCACGAGGTAGACAAGAAGGGCAAAGACTTTAACAACACCAGCAATCCTAGCAACGGAAGAATTATGTGGGACGCTTGGGGTGGAGATGCAGGATTCTCTTGGTCTAGAGCAATCGCCCAAAGAGAAACAGACAAAGCTTTGTTCGCTGATTTTGGTAAAGATTATTCTAGAGACGAAATGAGCATGGGCAAGGCTGGCAGTGTTGGAAGTATGGTTTCCTGGAATTCTTCTGGCGGTACAGCAACAGGAAAGATTGTTAGGATTATTCGCAATGGTAAGTACAATGTTCCAAACTCAGAATTTACAGTAACAGGAACACCAGAAGATCCAGCCGCAGTTATCAGAATCTATCGTGATGGCAAGCCAACAGACACACTGGTTGGTCACAAACTAAGCACACTTAGGAGAAAATAATGAAAACACTTGTACACTTTACTGCTGATTGGTGTCAGCCATGCAAGAAGATGCAACCAGTCATTGACGAGGTTATAAATGGAGACATTGATGTTAACTACGTTAAGATTAATATTGA